CGAGAAGGAGCCAGGGAACGGCTTCACATGGCAGCAGTGGGAGCGGTATGGCTTACAGAAGAATCGGGTGACGTATGAGTGGTGTTCGCGCTACTCTTTGGGTGCAGATCCCGGCAGATTCCTGCTCCACGCGACGGTTTGGCACGATTTGATCGGCATAGACGTGGGGAAGATGAAGACGCTATTAGCCGGGGACAAGTTTGAACTCCGCAAGAAATGTGACGATTTGCAACGTCTCTTTCTCTCTAAAAAGGGTAGGAAGAGGAAAAAGGGGTAGTACTCACGTTGACGCTAACGGCTTTGTACCGTATATTATGTAAACAAAGCCAGGAGTCCAAATGCGGAAGCACAAGGTACAAGTAACGAACCTGAAGGTCGAAGAGATCGAGAAGGCTCTGTTGGAGAACCACGGTGTGGTGAAGTCTGCCGCGAACGCTATGGGGGTGGATCGCACAGCCCTCAATCGCCGCGTTCTCGCTGACGAACACCTTGCTGAGATCCGACGCGAGGCATTTCAGGTCACGGTGGATCAGATTGAGTCTGACTTCATCGAGGACCTCTTAAAGGGCAAGGACAAGATCCGACAGATCTTCTTCCTGAAGTGCCACGGCAAGGATAGGGGTTGGGTGGAGCGCCAGGAGCTTACCGGAGCAGAGGGAGAGCCTCTGGGTCAGGTGGTAGCCCCAGTAAGACAGATGAACGCCGACGAGTGGGCGAAAGAGAACCTGAAAGTAGTTGGCTAAGTCTAAGGAGAAAGTCACCGTATGGCAACCCCAGGAGGGGCCCCAGGAAGCGGCTATACGGGCACCATTTCTCCACGAACTCTTCTACGGAGGGGCGGCTGGGGGTGGGAAGTCAGACTACCTGTTAGGCGACTTCCTGATGGACATAGAGCAGGGGGACAACTGGACGGGGATTCTCTTCCGACAGTCCTATCCTGCGTTGGAGGAGTTGGTAGAGCGTAGTCACCAGATTTTCCCTAAAACGGGGGCCATCTACAAGGTAGGGGCCTCTCAGTGGCAGTGGGGCAACGGGGCGATCCTGAAGTTCCGACACATGGAGAATCTGTACGATTTCACGAAGTATCAGGGCCACTCCTATTCGTGGATTGGCTGGGACGAACTCCCAGAGTGGGCGACCGGTGACTGTTACAACCGGATGAAGTCTCGTCTACGGGGAGTAGCTGACAACAAGCGTATCCGCTCGACTGGCAACCCCGGTGGGGTGGGTCACAACTGGGTGCAGAGTTACTTTCGCATTCCTCAGACCCCGACGACCTACAAGGAGTCTCGACCGTTCACCGACCCCGATACTGAGATGACGCGGGTATTCATTCCCTCCAGGGTACAGGACAACAAGATCCTGATGGAGGCAGATCCGCTGTATATCAACCGTCTCAGGGGGGTGGGAGATGCTGAATTGGTCAAGGCATGGCTAGAGGGAGACTGGTCGGCGCTCGTCGGCGCTTACTTCGGCGGCGTCTGGAGCAACGTGGAATTGGTAGACTCGTTCGACATTCCCGACTCCTGGCCCTTATTCACTGGGCTGGATTACGGCGAGGCAAGTCCGACGTGTTGGCTTCTCGGGGCAGTGGACTACGACAAGAACCTATGGATCATCAATGAGTATTACGAGACGGACAGAAGTGCCTCCGAACACGCCGAGGGAGTGCGGGACGCTCAGGAAGCCTACCCGTATACCCAACGGAGGGCTACGCGGAACGTCGCGGACCCAAGCATCTTTGTTAGACGAAGGCTGGATGAGGCTGCCAACCGTTCGGCGGGAGACGTATTTAGGGAACACGGCATACATCTTAAGCCGGGAAACAACAACCGTATCAACGGTGGGCGCATCGTAAGAGACTGCATGGCGAAAGGTCAATTAAAGATCTTCAAGCAGTGGTGTCCGAATCTGATCCGCACCCTCCCGTCTCTGCCACGCGACGAACGACGGCCAGAGGATGTCGACACAGATGCGGAGGACCACGCTTACGATGCGCTCCGCTACTTAGCTGTACACGTTTATGGACCTGGAAAGAAAGCCCAAGAGCGCCCCAATACTGAGGGTTCTCGGCTCATTGATAGCCTGATGAAAGAACCTGGGGCGATAGGGAGATTCGCTTGACTAAGAATGAAATGAAGTTTTATCGGACAGAGGGTGAGATGTTGGACCGTCTGTACAAGGAGCGCATGGATGAATGGCAGCTTCTGACAGACCAGTACGACCTGAAGTTCAAGAAGCAGATTCGGGACCTCCGTAGAGAGGATTATGTCCGAGTCTCGCGCTTCTATCCGTTGATACGGCAGATCATCGCCTCTATCGCCTTCAACTACCCCAAGATGTTCTTCTCAGTCGAGGAGGAGGGCGGGGAGAACGTCTCCGAGATCCTAGAGCGCGCCAGCACCAACCTCTTCAATCTGATGGATGTCAAGCCTCACGTCCACCAAGCCATCTTTGACGCGCTGTTCTGCGGGGTGGGGTGGTTGCGGATCGACTACAACCCCCCTGGCGACGACATGATCCCCCCGTACGTCACCAACGACGCCATGCACGAAGACCTGACCTCGGTCAACCGCATCGCGCCTGGGTTTGTCCATCTCGACCCCCTGTGCCCTCCCCACAAGCTGGGTCATGCACGGTACATCCGTGAGAAGATGTGGGTACCTCTCAAGCAACTGCGAGACGACCCTAACGTCAAGAACAAGAAGGAACTCAAGGCCACAGCCGTCGAGAAGCGGCAGGACATTGGCTTTGGGGAGCCGGGAGTAGAGAACGACGAGAACTCCGACGAGAGGGCCCGTAAGGAAGCCATCGAGAATGGCGATTTCGTCTTTGTGGAGCGTTGGCACAACCGCATGGACAAGAAGATGGTCATGTTCGCTGACGGTCTCCGCGAACCCATCATGGAGATGGACCATCCTTTCACGAAGATGTCCTTCCCGCAGGTCACCGACGCCTTGGGCTTCCCGATGTTTGAAGACGACGGTATGACGCCTGTTTTGGACATCGAGAGCGGTGAGCAGGCTCCTGGTTGGCTGGTGGAGCATGGTTTCCAGTTCATCCCGGTCAAGTTCGACCTCCATCCTGACTCCTTCTACCCCTTGGGGCATCTGAAGTATGTAGAGGACATTCAGGAGGGCATTGTCGAGTCTCTGAGCCGTCAGTCCTCTCTGTTGAAGCGCACGGCCCGTCAGGGTATCGTCCAGAAGTCTGAGACGCTGGAGAACCCCAACCTGAAGGAGAGCCTCCGACGTGGTGTAGATGGTGAGTGGCACGATGTTGAGGATATCAACAACTTCAAGGAATTGCAGTATGGGAATGTTCCACCGGACCAGCTTCGCTACGAGGATCGTCTCCGCAGTTACGAAGAGGAGATTACCCGCGTTACTGATCTTGTCGAGTCTGGTGCTACTCCTCGGACGGCTACGGAAGCGTCGCTGATCGCCACGCAGATCTCAGTGAACCGCGAGTGGATGGAATCGACCGTATCGAAGGTCTACGAGGACATCACCCGCAATTCCTTCCAGATCATGGGTGATCCCCGCTATACGCCAGAGAACTTCCTCATCAACGTCGCCCCAGACGGCCAGCCGGTCCTCCGACGCACGTTGGCCTCAATGGACTTCCTTTGGGAGTATCGCATCACGACCGCAGCCGGTTCGACCCAGCCGCTGTTTGAGCAGATCCAGCAGGATCAGTTCCTGCAATTCTACGACCGGGCCTCGCAGCGTCCGTCGTTCGATCAACTGGAACTGGACAAGATGCTGGCCTCTTCGGCTGAAGTGGACGTGGATAAGCTCATCCAGAGCGGTGAGGACCCTGAAGCGACCCGTGCGGCCCAGTTGGAGAACGACCGGATCATTGCACGGTCCATGAACGGCAACGCGCAGTCGGCTGATCCAGGCGTCCTTCCCGAGCAAGACCACCCTGCTCATATGACGACACACCAGCAGTACCAGCAGAACCCCTCGTACCAGCAGTTGGTACAGGCCGCACAGCAGGTGAACGCGCAGCAGATCCCAACGAACCCACAGGCAGCACAGATCGTTCAGGTGATTGATCAGTTGATGCAGCAGCACATGCAGGTTCATCAGCAGCACCAAGCCCAGCAGGTTCAAGGCCCAGCCCCGGCAGCACAGCCGGGCGGGGGAGGGGGTGATTCTATCCAGAGTGCCGTGAGGGGTAATGCCCAGCGGACCTCCGACATTCTAACAAGTGATGCCCAACAGGCACAAGACGGAGCATAGGCATGGCATTTAAATCCTTATCTAAGACGGTAACATCAGCGGGGACGCAGGTAGCCCTTGCTTCAAGCACTAAAGTCTCATCCCTTGTGATGAAGGCGATGGAAACTAACACAGGGCTGATCTTCCTTGGGGACTCGACCGTCAGTTCGTCTACGGGTGGACTGACGGCAAGTCAGGCTATTTCGTGGGAGAGCGACAACAACCGTGGGCTTCTGGATCTCGCAGATATCTATGTGGACTCAGCCGTCAGCGGTGAGGGTGTAGATATCTGGTACGTGGAGGCTGCCTAATGCACTTCTCTCCTGGCTCACCTCCCACCTTTAAGTCCTACTCGGTTAATTCCCTAGCTGGGACTTCAGGGACGTACCACTTTGCCGGATTCTACACAGTCAACGCTGGTGAGGCAGTATTGAACCAGGGGGCTCTGACGCAAGCAGAGGGTGCTGCGAATGTTCCCTATGGGGCACATGCCTTCTTCGTTGCCAAGGCTGCTGGTGGGGCCTCTGGGGGCTCTACAGGAACTGCTAAGGTCACCGTCACCGGGACCTCCATCACCGACGCTGGCGTCCGCAACGCCTCGGGCTCTGAGATCATCGTCGCCGACGTGACTGCTGCCGCCACTAACGAGTACTTCGAGACATCTTTGAAGTGGATCGGCACCGTTACTTACACCATCGCTGCCACGGGTGACCACACAACCTTTGACCTGAGTGGGAACTACGGACTCTGCAAGTACGAGGACTTCGGCAATCGGGCGTTCAAGTTGACGGATTGGGAGTTTACGGGCATCGCCGGTGCCACGCATGGGACGTTTGACCTTGAGGTTCTCCACCACAAGGCAACGGGTTGGACCTACTCAGCCGCCGCCTTCACGCCGGGAGCCGCTGCCATTCTGAAGTTCACCACCGACTACGACGTGGAGAACGACCTCGATTCCGGTCTGCCGGTGGTGTGGAAGCGAGCAGAGCTGTCTACGTCCGTCGCAGGCGCAGCCTCTGAGGGGTTGATTATCCGTATGACCACTGGGGCCAACAACCTTGTAGAGAACGGTACTGCTCACTTTGGGGTGCTGATTTGATTAGACTCTGGGACTTCGCCTGTGAGTGTGGGAAACGTTTCCCAGACCAAGCCTTTGACAACAAGATTCCCGAGACGATCCCCTGTGATTGCGGGAAGCGAGCGGGGTGGGTCACGCAGAAGAAGAACCACATCCACCGGAGTCTTTCCTCGATGTATGGGAAGATGGACCCCCGATTTGGGGTGGTGGTGGAGTCGTATGAGCATAAGAAGGCCCTTCTCAAGGAGGCGGGGCTTGAAGAGATGGAAGTTGAGCGGTATGACGACATCCAGAACGACGTAGCGGACAAAGCGGCCAGAGAGGCCAGAGTTCAACGAGATCCCAACATGCTGGTCGGGGACTCTGTTGAAGAGATTATGAGTAAGATCAGCACAGACCAGATTGATCGCGGAGCAACCGGGAATCTGATGGGTCGTGAAGACCAAGACCCCGAGTCTGGATTAATCGAGTCATGGAGAGAGCTTTAATGTCTGAAGCCACCGACTCAATGGTGTCTGAGGGACAAGCCGAAGAAGCCCCTGAGGTGACGGAATCCGAGTTTGGATTTGACGCATCTGAGGATACGCTTGACGAGGCCCCTGAAGCACAGAGCGAGCAAACGGAGGAATCGGAACCACAATCAACCAACGCCAATGTTCCTGACGAGCAGGAGCAGGGGCAATTGCGCCACGCAGATTACACGCGGAAGACGCAAGATCACGCGGAGCAGGTCAGAGCCTTCGATGAGAGAGTTAAGGCGTGGGAGCAAAGTCAGGCGAGTCAGCAGGCACAGATCCAGCAGGCAATCCAGGCTCTCCAGACGCCTCAAACTTCTCCGAATGAGGGTCTTGTCTCTCAGTTACAGCAAGTCGCAAGTAATCCCAATCTGTCTCAGGAGGACAGAGCGGGGCTGAATGTTATTGCGACGATGGCCCAGAGGATGGAGCAGCAGGAACAGACCATTGCTGCCTTGACTCAGAACTACGAGGCCATGTCACCACAGGTCGAGCAGGCTACGCAAGCCGTACAAGGGCTTACGCAGCGCCAGACCGCAGAACTCGTCACCAACCTGACGCAGCAGAAGACTGATGCGGTGGGAGCCTTCGGGCAGGAAGCGGTAGATGCAGCCATGCCCCTAATCGGGCGTATGGCCGTGGTGAACAACCAGTGGACTCCTCCTGCGAACCCTGCGACGGGTCAGCCTTACACAATTCCAGAGATGGTTGGGATGGTGTCTGGCAAGATCGCCCAGGAGACGCAGGACGCCATAGGGGCTCAGAGGAACGGGTCTCGTGGGGCTAAGAAGGTGCCGGGGCTTACGGGCAACAGCACCACATCTAAGCCAGGAGCCTTTGCTGACGCTGATGGCATCGCGGAGATTGCGCGTAACCAAGCGGCATTCAACGTGACGTAACAAACTTCAGGTAAATAGAGATGGCACAGACCAAATCTGAAGTTGCTGACAGTCATTGGTCGAGCGTTCGAAAGACCGTTCGTAAGGAGGTTGTTGACAACTTTTTTGAGGACTATCCGACGATTGCGGAGTTCCGTAAGTCCATGCTCAATATGAGCGGCAGCGGTTCCCGTGAGATTCAGGTAATCCTACAGGGCAGTGGTGGGACTGCTGAGAGCTTCGACAAGTACGATGTTCTCAACAAGAACCCGATTGATCCATTCGAGAGCGCATTCTACCAGCGGCGTTACTACGCTGTTCCGATCATCCTTTCGGATACGGAGAACTGGGAGAATATGGGTCCCGAGCGGATCTTCAACTTGATGAAGGCCCTCGGTGACAACGCCGATTCGACCCTCACCAAGGCAATCAACGAGGATATCTATTCGGCGCAGGCTGGCAAGAACATGCTCGGCTTCCAGGATATCATCGCCTCCGCAGCGGGAGCCACAGTTGGTGGTATCAACTCTGGGACCTCGACGTGGTGGGACAACCAACGCAACGCATCTGCCCTGACGTTCACCACGCAGACTGTCACGAACATCTTTGACGGTGTGCAGGCATTGAACGACAACGTGGATCAGGTTGCGATCCAGGGTGGGCGTGTATCGCACATCTTCATGCCGTGGGCAATCGCCAAGGCACATCGTGAGGCTCTTACTGGTCAGGGTTATGCTCGGACAGGTTCGACCTCTTCGCCGAAGGGCATCGGCGGTCAGGGCAATCCTGACTTCTACGGCGCGACAGTTATTGCCGATAACGACTGCCCAGCCACGACGGCTTACTTCGTCGATCAGCGTCACCTCAAGTTGGAGACGTTGAAGCAGGCTAACTTCAAGAAGACCCCGTTCGTAACATTGCAGTCGAACGGTCAGTTGGCGCAGTTGGCCTATAAGGTCACCTCCGTGCAGCTTAGTACGAACAATCGTCGGCGTCACTCGGTTGAGACGTCCCTCACAGGTAGTTAATAGTCTTGGGGGAGGGGCCGCAACCCCCTCCCCTTGACCAAGCAAAAACGGAAACAAGATGACTGAAAATGTCGTTAACAATGGTCAAGCGAACTCGCCGAGTGACGGCGTATCGCAGGGCCTGTATGAGGAAAGCGCCACACAGAAAGGCCCCTTGGGGGCTCGTCGGGCGCTGAATGATGGACGTGTGTTCCGCTATGCGGAGTTCACGGCAGTTGCAGTGCCAGCCGGAAACTTGGTGGCACCTGATGTCACCTCGCAGTTCGTTGGCGAGACGGACAACACCAGTTCAGTGAACTCGGCAGGTACCAACTCTGAGCAGTCTTCGGGTGCTACGCGGTTGTACTTTCAGGATACCTCCCTGATTACCGCTGCCAACTCTGATGACGTGCTGGCAGGTGGTTATTTGCACATGCTGCACTCTGAGACGGGTGGCTACACCTACCGGATCAAGAGCAACGCATATGCAGCAGCCACTTCGGTGTTGACGGTAGACCTGTATGATCCCACGGTTGAGGTTGTGGACTCTGAGGCAGAGTTTGCCATCACTGGCAACCTGTATCAGAACATCACCATCGCCAACATGGACACCGACGACGCAGTGTGCGGTATCACCGTACGTAACGTCACGGCGTCCTACTACGCGTGGGTGCAGACGTGGGGTCCGGCAACGGTCCTCGCAGATGAGTCCAACGCGGCGACTCCTGTTGAGAAGGGTTCCATTGCAGTGCTTTCTGATGGTGTGAACGGCGCGGCTGCGGTCATGGGCCAGGGTCAGGATCACTCGGAGTTCGCGGCAGCTTCTGACATGGGTCCAATGGTGACGGAGCCGATCATTGGCTTCTTCCTCAGTGATGGGGCAACGGACGCACACCACACGCCCATTTACCTCCAGTTGAATCCGTAAATTGGCGGTCCGAGGCATCACCAAGGTACGCAACGAGGCTCATATAATCGAGGACACTCTTGATAACTGGGCGCAGTGGTGCGATGCGGGTATACACGTATATTGCGA